ATCTTTCATATCTTTTCCTCCCGTACTATATTTAGCTCTCCGTCTTAATCATAGGAATATGGTCTATTCCATGTAGCCAAGCAAGTGCGTCTTCTCGTGATTTAAACTCTTTCGTAACAAGATGAAAAGCCACCTCCCGACATGCGGGAGATGGTTGTTCAATTACCTCAGAAAAAGCAACACGAATAACTGGGTCATGCTGATTCTGCATACTCAACAGCCTTCTGTAGAGCCTTAACCTTAACGCTCTTATTCAGACCATACCAAGATGAAGTAAGCCTAGACTCCTGGCTACGACCAATTACGTGATCAGTCATGTATGAAACTGCATTGTATGCATTCCACCAAGACCCAGGAGCAAAGTTTGCACCAGGCTGTGTCTCAACGAGCTCAAGAGCACCCTTAGCATTACGAGAAAGACCTAAAGCATCGATCTGAACCTGAGTAAGGTTCTGAGGCTTTTCATCGGTCTTCTTGCTGTAACCAGGAAATACTTCCTTGAAGTACTCAGCAACGATCTGTGGCTTGTACGATTTCGTACCAAGGAACTGAGCCATCTCTTTGTACTTAGCCATCTTCTCAGATGCAATACCAAGAGTCTCCTTAACCAACTCAGGATCAAACGTCGAACGGTGATTCAAACGAATCTTGTTATCAGTCTTCTGACCAAGGGAAAGGTTCAGTGTGTTATTGCAAACAACACGAATCGGTGTGAAGCGAACTTCAACAGCACGACCATATATATGGGGATTTGAAAAGAGTAGATAACTGTCCACCCTATCTCCACCGAACAACTCAAAAGTATCAGATACCTTAGCAAGGACCCAAACCCATTTGCCGTCCTGAAGAGATCCAGCAGTATGCATCTCCATAGATCCTTCGTCAACAAAATCACGGAAGAATTCAAATGCTTCTAAATTTTGTACTGGGTTCCAACTATCGGTGATCATCGTAAGAACTTTTCGGTCGCTATCGCGAACCAACATCTGATAATCAGATGAAATTTTCTTACCATTAAGCTCTCCGAATACTGGAACAGGAACTACTTTCCAACCAAGACCTGCTTCTTCCAGCATATCATCTATGCCAATATCATTCGACACCTTAGTGCCTAGACCATGCCAGGGAACTTCCCCTGCGTAGGCCATTGTTTCGACTGCTGCTACCATTATTTTATTTCCCTTATTCTGGTTACCTTTATCATTCTCATATAATAGTATATATCCGAGTTGCGGTCAACAACGATGTTGACTAAAACATAGAAATAAGGTATAAATATATAATGAAAAGGATAAAAAGGTATAGGGTAAATGGCAGAATCTAATGTTATAAGGTTTCCTGGTTTTAAACAAGACTGTCCCCCTCAAAATGAGGAAGATTTAAAAAAATCTTTAAGGGATGTCAAGGAGCGCTTCGTCTCTGAAGCCGCTGTCGAATTTGCATTTGATGTTTTCCGAAACATGGAAAAGAGTGGGTGCGATATCAATTCAGACAAAAAGGCACGTCACGACTTAGTACTAATTAGTGAAGCTATAAAGTCAGCAATGTATAGGTCCGTAGGGGTAGATCACCCCTTGCAAAAATTTGCAGTGGATGTTATTGAACCTGCTGAATCAGAAATAGATTTTGATGATAAAGAGTAACTGTTGACTTTACGTAAATAAACCTATATAATATATTATAATGGTTATGGAGATTGTCAGTTATGATTTTAGTTGATTTAAATCAAGTTATGATCTCCAATCTTATGGTACAGATTGGAGGGCAAAAGAATGTTGAGTTAGACGAGGGACTATTCCGTCATATGATACTCAACAGTCTTCGAGCAGCCAGAAAAAAATTTAATGGAAGTTATGGCGAATTAGTCATCTGCTGTGATGATAAAAATTTCTGGCGCCGTAAAAGATTTCAGCACTATAAGGCTAATCGAAAAAAATATAGGGAACAATCAGATATTGATTGGTCCAATGTATTCACTATCCTGAATAAAGTCAGGAATGAAATTGATACGTACCTTCCTTATAAAGTAATTAAGATTGATACAGCAGAAGCAGATGATGTAATTGGTACTCTTGCTCATGCTATTGTTAATCCTATGCACTTCCAAGTAAAGTATGGTGTTAGCCTAGCTCACCTAAAAGCTGAGCCTGTCTTAATACTATCTGGTGATAAAGATTTTATCCAATTGCATAGATTTCCAAATACTAAACAATATGACCCTGTTCATAAAAAATGGGTCAGACATAAAGATCCTACACGATTTTTAATTGAACACGTTGCCAAAGGAGATAGGGGCGATGGTGTACCCAATTATATTTCTTCTGATGCAGTGTTTGTTAATGGTCAAAGGCAAAAACCTTTGCGCGCTAAATACCTGAGTAAGTTGAATGGTAACATTGATCAAATTGAAAATTCTATCGATAACGAAGAAGAAAAGCGTGGATGGATAAGAAATAGAATGCTTATTGATTTGGAATATGTACCAGATGATATTCAACAAGCAGTATTGAGTGAATTTAATAAGCCTGAAAAAGGCAGAGATAAAATGTTTAACTATTTTGTTAAACATAAATTGAAGCATCTAATGGAGGATATAAGCGAATTTTAAAATGGCTATGACATTAGGCCTAGCTGAGGCATTAACAGCAGCTCGCAAAACCAAAAACGTGACCAAGAAGGTCGAGGCTTTGCAAGCAATCCCATCAGAGACCAGAAATCATCTTATGGGTGTATTCCAACTAGCATACAATCGACAAATAAGTTGGCTATTGCCACCTGGCACGCCTCCTTATACTCCTTTGGATGAAAATACAGATCAACAAGGGCGCATGATTGGTGAAATGAGCAAGTTTAGTTATTTCATTGCACGCAATGGAGCGCCAGTTCAAGCACAAGTACAACAGATGCGACGTGAACAACTGTTTGTCAGTATTTTAGAATCTGTAGATCCATCTGATGCTGAACTTATAATCCAAATGAAAGACAGAGAAATTAAGGGCGTTAGTAAAAACGTCGTACAAAAAGCATTTCCGGAGCTAGGGTTATAAAAAAGGAACAAGATAAAATGAGCAAGACTAGACGTTTTATGTCTAAAGAAACTCACGTTGATGAACAATACGAAGGTCCAACTAGAAGCGAACGTAGTCGCTCAGAATATCGTAAAAATCAACGCAAGTTCAAAGAAGCTCTCCGTACAAAAGACTGGGAAATAATTGACGACTTAGAAGACCATTGGTATTATTAGAAATGCCAACATATACTTTTAAGAATATTAAATCTGGTCGTACGTACGATGAAAGAATGACCATAGCTGAGCGTGAAAAATACTTAGCTAATAATAAAAACGTAGAACACGTAGTTGTAAGTCCATTAATTGTATCAGGAGTTGCTGGTGCAAGAAAAACTGATGATAGTTTTAAAGACGTTCTTAGAAATATGCAAAAGAAACACCCAAAGGGGAATATAGATCCAGATGCATTTTAAGTATTAGCTTTGATTAGATTCCCAGAGGTCTCTATAGCTAATAAATTCTTGAATATAGTCATCCCGGTTTTCAATAAACAGCTGAGGTTCATCAGAGTCTACTGCTACGATGGTGACTAACTGGCTTACAGGTATTTTATATCTCTCCTCAAACATTACTGCATAAGCTGATTCCTGCATGAAATAGTTTTGAATCCAATCCCTACGCTTTCTTTTGCTAGCAGTCTTAAAGTCTATTACTGAAACCTTACCATCAAACACTCCAATACAATCAACGCGCCCAGCGACTCTGAGATAATCACTGTACAGCGCACACTCAACACCAAGTACTTCCTCAAGACGTATATCTAATATTGGTTTAATTTGCTTGAAAAGAAAATGATTGATTGGTTCAATTTCTCCATAATCAATTTCAACATTATTAATATAATCTTCACAAATTTTATGTACACGCGTACCTCTACGAGTGGCTTTCCTAACTATTTTATTTGCTTCTTCTGCTCCAATTCTCTCTCGCCATTGTTTTATTGCTTCCTTACCAACCTGCGATGTAATAGTAGTTACAGAGGGATACATTCCACCAGGCGTATCATAATGACGTTTACCATTCACGTTCTTGGTCTTTAAAGATTCAAACTCTAATCCTTCTCTATGAAGAAACATGTTCACTCACTTTCTTATCATTAGTAACATCCATTAATGAATATAATCCTGGTCGAACTACTTGCTTCTCCATGAAAACTTCTACATTATATTTCCATACGGTTTGTAATTTACCATACACTTTCTTATCGCCCATACATTCCAGAAGTCCAACCTCAGCGGCT